ACATAAACATCAACTCCTAATTGTTTGCATAGTGCTTTTGCTACTGTGGTCTTACCACATCCTGCAGGGCCTGCAAGAAGCATGTTTGGTATTTCACCTTTATTTAGAAATTCTAAGAAGGTTTTCTTAGTTTGTTCTGGTAAAATACAATCTTCAATTGTTTGGGGTCGATACTTCTCAACCCAGAGAAATTCATCACGCATAATTAAAATTCACAACGATTCTTTGATGATCACCTTCAGTGTGAGTTGTCCCACGGTGGTTGAGATTAGAATCAAAAATACATACTCTATTAGCAACACTACTTACTCTAACACCACTTTCAAATTCTGTATACCCATTGTTAGTATTGATATAAAATGTAGCCGTTTTCATATCAGGATAATCAGAATGATACTCTCCACATTCAATTGTAGGTGTTTTAAATGTTAAATTTGCTTTTATCCTTTCACCTTTTTTAGCCTCTACCTTATTCATAAACGTATTCCACATATCAAGATGCTCACTATTTAAACCTACTTCAGGTTGAAAAAACATATGACTCATATGAAATGAACCATCATCATTGTAAGTCCTTCCCTTACAATAAAACCATCTAAATTCCCCACCCATCATGAAAGATTGGATAGATTTAAATTCTTCTTCTGGTAAAAAGTTATCAATTATCTGAATCATAACCAATCTGGTTTTCTGGATGGGTCACGTAGATAATTAGATGCAGCCCAAGGTTTGCTGCCAATGTAATTTTTGTAAG